TAATAGGTATGGTGTATCACCACTATACTCTACAAATGCAGTTGAGTTATCTTCATTATTTTCTATTTGTTCAAATACAGTATCTTGTGCTAAATATGGTACGTGTGTCCACTCATCGCTATCATCATCTACTATTGATTTGATTCTTATAAAGTTAGGTTCTTCTATTTTTATTTTATCGTAAATTTTTGGAGAACCAAATGTGAAGGTTTTTGTTACAACAGTACCACTTGATACTTTTACTTTTTTCTTTAACAAATAGTATATAGGTTCATTTGTGTTTTCATCAACTTGATATACAGATACTTCCGTTGTATCAAATGATGATGAGAATGCAAAATCAATATTTTTCGATGCTATAAAGTTTACAGCGTTTACCTCAGAAGAACCAATTTGCATACCCTCTGCTATTTTTAATGCATAATCAAAATCAGGTCTTACATCATCACCACTTCCTTTAGATGGAACTAATTGAAATACATCTAAGTTAGTTGTAGCAGGTACATAATTTTTAGGTTTGTAACCATATGCAGCTGCTAGATTAAATAGATTTGAACTTTCTTCAGCGTTTGTTAAAACTGATTCTCTTAATTGAGTATCTGTGTAAAAAGAAAGTACATCACCTACATACGATGCCATTTCCATAAACATCATACCAGGCGATGCTTCGTTAAAATCATTGTAGGTGTTTGGAAAATAGTTTTTTGAAAAATCTATCAGATTCTTACGAATCTCACCAAAGTCTCTACCTATTAACGATACATCTTTTTGTACTAAATCATTGTTAATTTTCTTTGCCATTTTTAAACCTATTCTATTGTGGTAGTTCCCGCATTATCTATAAATAGAATTATTTGTTGGTTAGCACCTTGTTCGGTAACTCTAAAAGATAGTTCTATCCTAACATAATTTCTATCTTCTATAATTTCAATATTTATATCATCAATAATTATGTAGGGTAACCAATATTCTATATCAGCACGTAAAGATTCATCTAATTGTGATGATAAATCACTATTGATATTTTCAAACATTAAAGAATAAACATCAGAACCAAAGTTAGGTTGAAACAACCGTTCACCTTTTCGAGTTAATAGTAAACTTTTTAGATTAGATATAGCCTGTTGTTCGGTTGTATAACTTAACTGAAACAAACCATTTTGTTTACCAAAAGGTAACATTACCCCAATCGCTACATCAGGTTGTAAATCTAAAGTTTGATACGAATATTCTTTACGTTGTTTAGCCATTTATTATTTTCCCTTCTTAGCATTGATAGTTTTCATCAATGAAGAATAATCTCTTGTTAACGCATTACCTACTGCAGTACCCTCAATATTAACATTCATAGGTTTACCATCTGGGTCTAAGGTTGGTGTCATATTTGTTGTGGTTGCTACACCATCACCATAACCTAACATCTCAGCCATTTGTGCTCTATTGAATCCTTGTGCCTGTTGTGATGTAAATGTAGAATCCATACTTTTCCATTCACCACTCTGTGCGGTTTCATTTAACATATCATTTAGTAATGGGTTTTCTGAGAACTTTTGTACTTTTGGTTTTTTAGTTTCTAATAGACCTGAAATATCTAATGGGTCTTTAGTTACCTTACTATTATCTACTGCACGCTCTCTAATAACTGGTTTAGAACTTTGTTTAACCTCTTTTAAGATTGGTTTAAGTTCTTCCCTTACCACTTTTCTAACGATTACTTCTAATAATTGTGCTAATTCTTTTGCCTTCATAATAATATACTTTTATATAAATATCAAATTGTTTAGTTTTACACTACCCCAACCCAAGGAAATGGTGGGCCTGGTACTGGTGATGGTGCTGCTGGAATCAATCCGTTATATAACCCACTTACAGTTAATAGATGTGTTGTAAATGCGGATATTAACTTACCACATATAATATTACCCATTGGTGTTGGTGATGGTGGGTTGTTAAATGCACCCCATAAACCCACATCTAATGGCGATGGAGTTCCACCTGATAATACAGTAACACCTGTTGTTGGTGATACATAACCAGGTGGTGGTGGTAAGGGATTCCATTGAACTGCTGACCAATAGGAAACTGTTTCAGTTGCCCATCCTAAAAACATTGGTGGTGTTGGTGGCCCTTCTGAATCTTTTATTTGATTAAATGTATCTAATATTGCGTTTTCAATTCCAGTTGTTGGTGGAGCTGATATAATAGTTGAGCCTGGAATTAAAGATATCATAGCAGTAGCTACTGCAACTCCATACGCATCCGCAATAACTTTAGCAGTATCAGCTTCTGTTTTTTCTATTGGAGCATCTAAATAAGGTGCTACCGTTGCTTGAAATCCTGGCCAAAGTACCGCCATATTATTGAGCCATTTGTTTTAATTCGGTTAGTAATTGTTGAACTTGGGCTACATTTGTTGCGGGGCCTGTTGGACCAACACCTGTTGCGAATGTGGCAGTTCCTGCTGTTAAATCTGCTAATTGTTGAATCAGCCCTTCTAAGATTGTAAACATCTTATCCATCTCCATTGCCCAATTTGGAGTTGCATTTATAATATCTTTCTTACCAGATAAGATTACATAATCTTTTTTAGAATCTAATAGTACTCTATCCGATGTAATAATTACAGATGGTTTATCGAATTGTGATTGTGCATCAACACCTAAACCCAAATTGGTTTGTGATGTAGTTAGTTTTATTTTCTGAGATGATGTTAGATATATAGATGATAAATCATCATCTGCGGTTTCGATTATAAATTTATTGAACTCACCAGGTTCTTTTCTACCATTTGATAATATAGTGATTGGGTCGTCTGGATTTGATGAACTCCATTCTGGCGTTTTTGTAGTATTAGTACCTTCAGGTGTATATCCAAATCTTAATGAATGTCCGAACCTACCCTCTATTAGAACATCGCCTAAGAATGGTTGTAGAGAACCAACATCAGTTCTCTCTACAAAACCTGTGCCTAAATCCGAATCACTATCTCTTTTAGTTATATTTGGGTTACCTGCAACTGCTGAACTAATTGAACCTTGAGCCGATACAGCACCTACTGGATTAGCACCCTTTGGTAATGCATTATTATGTACATTATTTTGTACAGATGTTGGTTGAAGATAATATTGAATATTTCGTCTACTACCACCTGATGCTTCTGGTCCTAATGCGGAAATTAATATAACACTTTCACCTAATAGTGGTATTCTCTTAATGTTAGCATCTAATGGATACGCAGTTTCAAAATTACCAGTAGCTCTTTCAGATAATACCTGAATACTATAAACTTCATTAGGGTCATCATCTCTTAGTGTAATTGCTTGTATTGTTCCTGATTGTATAGAACTCATTATTCATCTCCTTCGTTTTGAAGAGAATCTATTTTAGCATCTATTGCTTTGGCGTTTTCTAAAAGTTGTTTCTTCTCTTCTTCAGATAATCCTAAACCACCACTCATTTCATCTGAGTTAGCGTCTTTCATCATTCTTTGAACGATTGCGGCAAGTTTTACAATTTGTTCATCGTTCTTAACAGATACTTCCATATACTCCTTAATCAATGGAACTACAACCGTTGCATCGTTTATATTTTTAACCAATGGTTCTAATTGAGCGATTAGAAGTTTTAACTGTCTATCTTTCTTTTTAGAGTTATTGTAGATATCCGACATGATATCTGAAAATGTTTTTCCTTTAAATAATTCAGTATCCTTATCCATTACTATCCTTTAATTTATACATCACTGTAATATGACCTGTTTTGTTGTACTCAGTATAAAGTTCTGCATAAATAAGTTTTAATCTACCAACTACCTTTGTGATATACTGAGTATGAACTCCAGTTCTCTCTCTAATAAGTATATAAAGTGCTTTCTTATTGTACGAATATAAATCGTTTCTGTTTTTAAATAACTCATTTATAGAATCAGCGATTGCTTTATCTCTATCTTTTACAAATAAATCATCCAAATGATAATCAATATATTGAGTGTAGTGGTCTATAAAATCTGATTTAGATTCTTGCATTTGTTGACTAACCACCTCATTAACAATATTACGAGATGAATCAACTTTGGTTAAATCATCTCTAGATTTCATTCGTGCATAGTTGGCATTGTTTTCATTGAACAAATAGTTTCTTGCTACGACTGTAAAATATGAAAATGCTCTACCATTATCACCATTAAACTTATGAATCTTTTCATTAAGAAACGCAACTACATTTGCTTTAACATCTTCATATGGTACATCAAAATAATAGGTTTTGTATGTATGAATTACATTCTCTGCCATTTTATCAAATGGATAGTGAATAAATCTGTTATAGATTTTATTTTTTAGTTTCTGGTCATCACATCCATTATATGCGTTAATAGCAATCTCAGTAATCTTTGTGAAATATCTTTTATTCTTTCTCTTCCTCGGCATCTAAGTTATATGTTTCGTTTAATTGTTCCAATGCGGATTTAATCTCTTCAAAGATATACCCACTCTCATCATCAGCCTCAAACGAACCTAACCTATCTACCTTCTTCATTCTACCATATGCATTTTTCATAGATGTATATGCAGACTCTAAATACGTGTCTGCGAACTCCACCTCATCTTCTAATGCTTCGTTTTTACGAAGGAGATTGTATGTTGTGTATCCTAATAGTAAGGTTGAAACTGATAATATTACTATGAATAATAATTCCATAATTATGCTTCCTCTACTTCACCAAAGATAGATTTAAAATCAATCTTCTCCGGCATAGTTACGTTTTCTAATTTTTGTTTCTTAGTTGGTCTACCACCTACGTTCTTCGTAGTGACCTCACCTTGCTTCATCTTCATCCATCTTTCGTTTTCGAATCTAGCAGCCATAATATCAGCTTGGTGCATTACAAATGGTAATCCAGTCTTTAATGAGTTATCTTTATTGTATGCTATATAATATTCTTTGTTAGCATCATCATACAATCCATCAGTAAGTTTGATACCTAAGTATTCTACCTCTGATATTTTGATTCCAAAATGATTCAACATCCAAAATGTTCTATCATTCAAATTCATCCAATGCATTGATGGATTGGTTTTGTAAATCTTTCCTTGATTCTCAACATGCCATTGTGAATCATTTGGGATGTACCAACTCTCATCAGCGTTACCAACTTTACCTAAGTCATGATGGAGTGCTGTGAAGATTACAGTTTCCTTATCGTATCCACCATCGCCGATTCCTAACTCAGTATGTAAATCGAATACCTTAACTGCATTTCTCGTAACTCTCAATACGTGGTCAACATATCCACCAGCAAATGCGTTGTGGAAATGTTCGGTTGATGATGCAGGAGTAAGGATAATTCTATCTTCAAGATGGTCATACATTTTGTTAAGAGCTTCTAATCTCTCACCTGTAAATGTTTGGTTAATTAACTTACGAAACTTTTCGTAGTTTTCTGCTATTTGATTTTCATCTAAAATGTGTATCATAACTTTTAATTTTTATTTATTTTTCTTCTAATACAGATAACAACTCACTTTCTCTATAAATGTTATAAGTATCTTTACCATTTCGGTGTTTAAATCCAGTTCCCTCTAACAGAACTAAATCACCAGCCTTAACGGTCATTGGGATTGAATCTCCCGTCTGAGTAAATAACCCATTACCAACTGCGATAACTTCACCCAACATTGTGGTATCTGAACCAGATGGTTTGTATAAACCACCTGCTGTTTTTTCATCGTGTCGTTTTACAATTTTTACGACAACTCTATCTCCTAAAGGTTTGTAACTAAATTCCATATCTTAAATTATTTTATCGATTATACCTAATTCTAATGCATCGTTTGCTGATAAGAAGTAATCGTTTTGTTGATTCTCTTCCCACCACTTCTTATCCTTCTTTGTACACTCTTCCATAATTGTATTACAATCATCTTCCAATTGTTCTGCAAACTTTGCGTTTGATTTTAAATCTGAAAGTTTACCTGCTGCGAATGATGATAGTTGGTGAACCATAATCTTAGAATGTTTAGATGCTGCTCTAACACCAGTACCTGCTGCGAGTAATAACGCTGCTGCACTCATTGCTGAACCTCTACATACAATGTTGGTTTTGATACCTTCGTTGGTATCTAATGACCGAATGTAATCTATTAATCCTAAAGTTTCAACAACATCACCACCTGGTGAGTTAAGAAGAATTGTTATTGATTTTAAATCTGAGTTTATTTTTCTAAGTAATCTTACTTTCGATATAACATCAAATGTTAAACCTTGAATGATTTCGTCTTGAACTAAAATAACATTATCTCTGATATCTAATCCATAATCGAACTCTCTAAACTCTTGAAACCACTTCTCTTTTTCAGATGGAGTAGTTTCGTATCTTGCCTCAATATTACCACCAGTTGTAGTGGTTCTACCTTCGTTATACAAATCACTCATAATTTTTTAAAGCCTTTTTTTAAAGTTTGTTTATACAAATATACGAATAAAATTTGAATTATCCAAATTTATTTTCTACCTTCTGCTGCTGCAACCGAATCATTGTATTTCTTTTTTGTAGGTTCGCCATATATGTTTATGGCATCTTTATCAGTAGGTATGAATTTTACCTCTTCGACTTCTTCTTTGTGGTTTTCCACCTTTTCTTTTGGAGTTTCTTTTCTTTTTTCTCCCACTTCTGGTTTAGGTACTGATATTGATTCCCCATCCTTCTCATCATTGATGGGTACTTCCACAATCCTAGTATCCCTAAACAACTGAGTGTTAGTACTATTACTATTTCCATATTCATCCTTATTTAAAAGTTTATTTAATGCGATTACCATTGAAATTGCAAGCGGGTCAAATACAAATACAATTAGTAGTGTAAACCAATTTACAATCACTCCCATTGATTTGCCTGTAATCTCCGCCATATATCGTAATGGACCAACTTCTGCTGCAATCTCATTATTTGATTCTAAATCTAAAATCTTCAAATCTAATTTGGTTATTGAATCTGTTAATGCTTCCATTTTAATTGATACACCATCACGTTGTTTTTTCATATCGTTTAATTGTTCAGTAAGAACTCTACGAGTGGATGATGATGTGGTGGTTATAATCTCACCAGTCTCTCTATCTTTGTATTGAATAGTGTTATTGGATAACCCTTTGGTAAGTTCTGTAATAGAACCATTTAGCTGAGTTCTTTCTAATGTGTATCCATTTAGAGATTCTTCAAATCTACTTTTCTTTAATTCAATAACTTCAACCTGCTTATCCAATACACCTAACTGGTCTGCTGTTTTTTGATATGCTGATGTTAGGAATCCATAGATACCTGCGGATGTGATTAACATAAGTGTTACTAATGCTATTGTGAGATACCACTTCATCCAACCAGCACGTTTCCAATGATTGTGTAGGTATGATGCGAGTATAAGTTTAGAGAACTCTAAAGCAGATGCCATAATGATTACCTCAAATCGTGCACCAGCAAACAAAGAACTTAGTCCAAATACTGAGTAGTATGCTGCTGAACCTGCTAATGCAAGAGTACTTAAACTCATCAAAATGATGAACCAAGTTCTTTTTGAAAAAAAGTTATCAACAAATTTACTTATTTTTAGTTTCATTAAATTCCTGAATTGTATTTATATCAAATTCTTTCTTATAAGAAGAATGGAGTTGTTAACACAACCCCATAAATCTAATAATAAATATTAAAAAGAAATTAATTAAGATACTTAATCAAGCTTAACCCCATATTATGCGTTAACGCTTCTGTATTCTAAAAGGGTTAATTCTTTAGCTTTTGCCTCTATCATTACATCTACATCTAACCCATAAGTATTAATATAATCAGATATATAATCTGAATGTGCCTGAGGTTTAATTGATTCGTTACCTTCATGTAATGATTTACTCTCAGAGTAATGTACAACTGGTTTTATATCACCCCAAGTACTAGCAGCGAGTCTAAGAGCTTCCTCTTCAGTTAAACCACCTGTATTGAATTTATGGTGATGGTAATCGAACACAATAGGAATACCAATACGTTCATGTATGTACATCAAATCCTTTACTGAATACATACTAGCTTTATCATCATTCTCTACAGTCAAACGTGTTTGTACGGATTCAGGCAATCTCTCAAAGTTCTTACAGAATCTATCCATAGCGGAAATCTTATCACCATACACACCATTACAATGTATGTTAAGCTTGTTGTAAGGAGTTCTACTTAATCCCATCATATCAAACACCTCACCATGTATAGAAAGGTCTGTGATGGTGTTTTGTACTACTCTTTCGTTTGGAGATACCAATACATTGAATGGGCCAGGATGTGATGTGATACGATGACCATATTTGTTAACAAGATGACCAGCGCCAGATAATAAGTTTTTAATACGATGGTAATGTGGTAGTTCTGACAATGGATACTCAGATGACCAAGGGAACACATTAGAACTCATTCTAAAGAACTTAATATCATTCTGTTCATTCCATTTGATAATCTCAATTAAATCCCTTACGTTCTGAATACTGAGTTCAGATGCATACGGAATACCCTTTTCATTAAAGGTACGTTTAATCATACTACGATTGGTAGTAATACCTTTTTTACCTAGCGTCATATTGATACACGCATATCCTAAATTCCCCATAACTATTCTTTGTTTTTATGTTTCTTTTTACGAGTATATTTCTTCTTATTCTTATGGACGTTACCACGCATAGCCTGCCATATCTCCTGTATGGTAAACTCAGTCTTTTGTAGTTTGTCTTTGTTATCACCCATAATACTATAAATATACTATCTCTTAATTACCCTACTAAGATAATAAAAAAAGGGGAGTTTTCCAACTCCCCTATGTTAAGTTTATGTTAAGTTTCTTCTATTGGTTCAACATCTACAATTTCCTCACAAAAATAATAGAATGGTTCTTTCTTCAAAACGATATCGGCTCTGAGGTGTTCACGCCAAGTCTGAACAATTGGATTATGTGTAACCCGAATCTTCCTTAGAACTATGTAGAGTTTCCCCCCTTTTTCTATAACTTCTTTACAAAACACTTACTTAACTGTTACCTCAATCACTTTAGCTTTCTTTTCTTCCAACTTAGGAATACTGATTGTTAATACACCATCCTTAGTTTCGGCGGTAGTTTTAGAAACATCCCAATCTTCAGAAATCTTATAACTCTTATTGAATGTTCTACTATCATTTTCACCTGTGATTGATAGAATACTATCCTCTACCTTAACTGAGATATCTTTTTTAGATAACCCTGGTACATCAAACTCCATTGATAATACATCATCTTCAATTTTCATATTGCGATTAAAGTAATCTGATGGATGCGGTCTGTTCCACATATGTAAATTACCATCCCTAAGTAGGTCATTTACTAATTGCTCTGTTGTTTTAAAAATCATATTCTCCTTTTTTAATGTTTAAACTTACACATAGTATATTTCAACTTGTGTACCATTCTAATAAATCGGAAATTATGTCATAATGAACTGACAGATTGTCAGTTAAGTGAGATTGGTGAACCTTCACCAATTAAATCAAAAGTTAAAATTACATCCCAAGGTTCGTATTTTGTAAATTCAACATTTTGATTTGATAGTATAAGACCATTTAACATCATATCGTTAGCAACCTTCATCAATACGGCTAACTCAGAACCTGTAAACATTATTTTACCGTCTGATGTAAATTGTAAGGTTACATCTTGCCTTATCTCATCCATAGGTTCTTCTTCGAACTCTATTTCAAAAACATTATCAATATGCTCACCATTATATTCGTGCACAAACTCACCGACCATTAAATCGTAAACATATAATAGCTTATCAACATCTTCTAATGTATTGAAGAAATTGAACTCACCCTCATCCCAATATTCATTATCGTGCATAATCACTACTCCTATATGTTCTATTTATCTCATATGCTAACCAAGCGGCATCTACATTTAAAGATTTAAAATAATCCTCAGTTAACATATATACTTTTAATTTACGGAGTCTAGCATCCGAATCAGATTCAGACTTTAGGATTTCTAATATCCTATTCTTAAATGGTTCTTTGACTGTATCTATACTCATCATATATAAATATCATTATTTTATCTTTCCTTTGTATAATTGGTTTAAATATCCTAAAACTTCTTTTGGAAATATCATTCGCTTTGTGTGGAGTTGTTCCACCAAAACATCTAAGAATTTATGTATGTGGTTATAACTATCATCAGATGATTGTAGCTTATCTTTTAAAACTTTAATCCTATAATCGAATTTCTCTATATAATCATCCGATGCCGATTCGTTTGATTGAAGATATCTACTTATCATATACCTTTCAGAAAACCATAGGTGTGGTTTTGCATCATCTGTAACTGTTTTCTTTAATACCGTATCTACGAATTCAGATAGGGTTAGTATATCAGGAACAGCTTCTTCAAACTTGGTGTAGGAAACCCATTCACGGGCTTTCTCCATATCCGGGTCTCCTAAACCTAATTGTTTAAAGAATTCGTTTGTTTCCATTCATTAGAATAATCCTAATCGGATTTTTTGTCGATGTGTTTGTTGAGCCGTTTCTAAGGTTTCCATAATCTTACTACATTCAGACCATGTTAAATCAATCGAAACACTACCAACTTCCAAAGTACCAATTGGGATACTTCTATCAGAATAGTTAGATTCGTTCATTTTATCAGTCATAGCAAAATCAATTGAATTGTAATTTTTACCTAACTTTCTTAAACGCTCTCTATCTTTTTCAGTTGATGCCCCACCATGATTAACGTAACCTCTTGGTTTTCCATTGTATCTTTTCATAACATTGTAATTAAGTGTTAAACTATTTACAATAAATATGAAAATATCTTTAATGAAATCAACTATTTACGTTTATTTCTATTTGAAATTCTATTGAACTTTTTCTCAAAAGATGCGGAGTCCATTCGGTTAGGATTAGTTCTCTCTATATTCTGATGTACTTTCATAGTTTCACTAACCACTAACCACGCATCAGAAACACTTTGTTGTGGTGGTATCATATACTCACTAACAACAGAATCTTCTGTTCCAGTTGATACATAATACAATCCATCTTTAGATATTCTTGTAGTTGCTTTAGGATACTTTTTTAGTACTCTCTTCTTTATACGATTAAACTTCTTCTTTTCCACTTTCTTTAGATTTAGTAAACGACTTTGTAAGACTACTATTTATAAATGATTCTGCGTTTTTATCATCAACGTAAACATTTTCATGCACCTTACCATCTTCTGATTTGATTGTGTATTTATATCCTTTCTTAGTTGGTAGCTTTTCAACTACACTCCCAACCTTTAAAACTTTAAATACACTCACAATTACAGTTGAACCTGTTACATAATTCATTAATTACTCCTAGCTAATAACCTTTATGATTTTAGTTTCCAATACTGATGTAACTTCGAATTCCAAACCATCGTTCTTAAACTCTTCATGTACTTTTGTTTCTGCATCGGTTACCGATACTGCGTGTACACAATATTGTTCCATCGTTTTCTTTTGACGACCCTTGTCATCAGTTGTAACTACTTTTACTTTTGCAATGTAATACTTCATAACTTTGTTTTTAATTATATTTAATGTTAAATTTTTCTTCTAATTCTTTTTCGGTAAGTAGTGCATATGAACCATTACACTCACCCAATTCCATATCTTCGGTAAGTGTATGGTAATACGATACCACCTCTTCACCATTGTGTTGTCTACCTGCTGGAATAACCATCATTTGAATTGGTAGAAACACATTTTGAAATTGTTTAAATAAACGAGGCCCAATCTCATCTGGCCCTTTCTTAAATCGTTCTCTGAGATGTTCGTAATACGCTTCATCCATTTCACTCCACTCATCAGTAGGTTGTGATAAATACTCTTCCATCTCATTTGCCGCAGCCTGTAATGCTTCCATCTCTTCTTGAGAAACATCACCTGCATTCCAATACTCTTCTGGTATAGGATTTTCGTTTTCTTTACTCATAACTTATATCTATATTTTCATTTAATACATAACCAATTTCACCATCTTCAGTTTCAACTTCGTTGAGTACTCCCTTATCTTTTAATTCGGAAACTGTATTATCTACATTCTCTTTGATAATCTCTTTGGTGATTTCCAAAACCAAATCCATAATAGATTCAGCATCTAAATTGTTTTCAGTAACATTTGAGTTACTCATCGTTTTATAGAATCTAGCTTTAAACTTGTGCTTATCTATAAACTCACTTTCAAAGAATCCATCTTCTAAAAGGGATTCGTAAATATCGTTTGTTAATCCTTTAATATCCATATCATAGTAATAGTTGTTTGATAAATATACAAAAAATAAAGTTATTATCCAAATCTTTTTTAAAATAAACCCCACATCAAAGTGGGGTCTACTTTAAGAGAGTTAAACAATATCTTAGAATGGGTTACTCAAATCTTCAGTTTCAGTATTGAACAAGTTCTCTTCTTCAGAAGAACCAACAAACTTTTGAACGAACTGTCGAATGTAAGTACGTTCTGATTGAGCACCACCAGCATCATCGAATAGTGGGTAGATTGTAATCTCAGCAGCCTCAGCCAGATTAAACCCATCATAGAGTAGAGAACCAATCTCAACTGCTGTACGAGTCGATAATGAGTTAGTAAGTTGTGGAGTTTCTTTCTTAACCTCAGAACGGGTCATTGAAGTAATCTCAGCAACTGAGTTGATTAAGTTCACATCAACTGAAGGATACATCATTTGAAGTAGTGATTTTTCTTCATCAGATGTTAAAGTATCCATCTCAATAATTGTGAATCGGTCAACAATCGCACGGTCAAGTTGACGAGTGGCGGTGTATTCATTACCGATGTTAGCCGATGCAATGAAGGAAACACCCTCAGCAACTTTCACAACAGGCGAATCGGATGCCTCATCCAATCGTAGGTAACGTTGTCCAGCATCCAACACTGTCATTAGAATGTTGTGAGCCTCAGGGTGAGCCCGGCTAATCTCATCCAACACAATCACAGTGTTTGGAGTTTGAATTGCTTTAACGAATGGTGATGGTGAGAACACAGTTCCTTTCTTAGTATCGAACTGAGTGTTACCAATCAGAGTAGCACGGGGGTCTTGAGTAGAACCTAAGTTGAAGATTTCCATATTGTAACCTTCAATGGAATTCGCAGCTGCTTTAGCGGCCATAGTTTTACCACAACCAGCAGGCCCAGTCATCATAATATTCTTACCACGAAGAATGTTACGAATCAGATACTTCCATTTTAGTTCACTCATAAACAACATCTTTGGTTTCAAACCATTAGCCTCAGAGTGAATGAACTTTAGGAAATCTTCTTCCATTGGTTTCTCAACTGCTTCTGAAGGTGGTGGTGTACTAACCATTTTGAATGCTTCCAAACCACCATTGGGTTGATTAAAGTTCTCAACAGGCTCAGCCCCATTGAACTTCTCAGCAGGAACTCTACCGAACTCTACCGAACCTTCTGATAGGTTACCCTTTACACGTGCTTTGAAACAATACTTAGAAGGATTGTTAGCCGATGCAACGGCTCGTTTATAAAGTGAAGTTCCCTTCTCATTGATTTCAGGAACCAAAAATTCAACACCATTCGTGTCTACTAAAACTAACTCTTTGTTCTCATTACGAACAACTTTAAGGAATACGGAACGCTGTGCTTTAGCCATAATTTTATTTTTTAATTGTTTAACTTTTATTAATTATCTCTCTTTACTATGTAAAGATACTACTTTACTTTTATATATCCAAACTTTCAATGTTAAGTTTATGTTAACCTTTCATATGATAAAAACGATTGTAATAACCAACCTCACCTACATTCGCATCATTCAATGGAGTATAACCATTATACTGATTGGTATCATACAACATTCGTTCAATCATCGTACACATACCAGCTTTAAACTTATCATCACAATACTCATCAGTACGTTGGAGTTGGTTGTTAACGTAATCTAAAACTTTTTTTACTTCAATTGTTTTTCTCATATCTCTCAATCTTACAGTACTAAAGTACAACATATTATTGATATTTCCAAATTTCTAATGTTAAGAAATTGTTAAATCTTTTAACAGAGTTTCGTAAGCAGATGTAGTGTTTTCTATATAAAATACATCAGATAACCCATCCAATTGATATTTGTTGTGGAGAAACTGGCCGAATCTCAAATCATCTGAGTTTCGACCATCCCCATTATCAACAGTCCACGATAGGTATTCCAAATTTAATCTCTCAATATTCAGTACCATTATTCAAACATTTTGTTTAGTGTTCGTGTCAAAGGAATCAGAGAAGTAACATCAATTGCTTCAGCAGATTTACCATACATTGCTTTAAAGTTATCAATAGCACCGCCATAGTAACCTTCTTCAATGAAGTACGATAGAACGTTTACTCCAGCCATTCTCATTTTCTTAACCTGATTGGCAGTGTGGTTAACAGCAGCCTCACCACCATATTCAATATCACTATTAGAAAAACCTGGCCATCCATCGGAGAAGTTAATGAAGTAACTCTCAGCACCTTTGTTAGTTTTAGTGATATCATCTAAGATAGATTCGAAACACAATCCCTCAGGAGTAGTTCCACATGGATTAATGTATTGAAACAATTGTTGAATCTTAGAGAACTTATCAGTACGAGAATCATATGCAATCAACATCAAAGGTTGAACCGATTGATGTGAACCACCACCTTGTTGAATTGAACGATAAGAAATCACAACATCAAGATTAGAGGTCATCGAAGCGGCCTTAGCGATTGCCACAGCAGCCGTTTGTGAATTAGTCCACTTCTTACCACCCATCGAAGAACTCGCATCAATGGAGATGTGAATCAACGCAGGTTTGTGTTTGTTAACCACTGTCTGGTCAAAGATTTGAACATTACCCATACCCAACTCATGTAACAAACGACCTGAGATTTTACCATTCTTCATACGAGGTGTAACCAATGAACGTTCCTCAGAACGAACTTTCAAACGCTTACCAAGCATAGTACCAATCTGAACACCTTTAGTGATTGCAGGTTGGTTACGTTCACAATACCAACTGTATGTAGATAACATATCAATGGTATCAGAATCAATCAAACCTTTGGTAAAGTTACGAACCACAACAACAGATGTTGCTTTATCCTGTTTCCAATAACGACCTGATTGATAATCCTTACCAGCCAACTTTTCATCGATACCGGCTTTAGAAAGTGTATCTAATTTTTGATTCTCACCTTTACCAACTTTCTTCTTTTTGATATCACCATTTTGGAAATCTTTTTGTTTCTTAATAGCGTTATCCAATTGTTTCTTCTGGCGGTCTGAAAGTTCTCCATCACCACTACTAACTTTGTTATCGGCAATTTGATTGTTAGAACCATCACCACCCGCACCATTCGGATTGTAAGAAGAACGACCTGATTTTACATCATCACCTTCAGCATCACCTTTGGTATCATCAATACCATTTGAATCTTGCTTTGATTGACCATCATTCTCAGGTCCTTCAGTATTATCAGTACCATTGGTTTCAGAGTTATCTCCACCACCACCAGTACCTTCACCTGATTGTTGTTCGGTATCATCAGAGTTACCCTCACCATTACCCTCACCATTCTCAGGTTGTTCAGATGGTGGAAGTGAATCTTCTACTAATTTGAAAACCTCACAAGCCAATTCAAACGCCTGTTGAGTATTTTGTAATCGGTTGATGTTTTTCAAATCAATCAACTCCCAAACTTTTCGTAACATTGGAAGTGCATCCAAATCACGATTAGAGTTGGTGATGTTAATGATACGGAACATATAAGATTCCCAATCCTCAGTACGATACTCTGAAGATTGAAGTCCTTTATCGATAATCTTAGCGTTGAAGTACTTATCGTACATTGCGTGATAGTAACCTTTGTAACCAGGAGAAGTAGAATAGATGTAGTAATCAATTCTACGGTCCTCAATCACATTCAACAAATCTTTGATGTTACCCGCAACCCAACTACGAACACTATCATAACTCATATAGTGTTTAGCTTCCAAATCCGATAAGTAATCATAGGTGATTGGATTTGGGAAGTTGTGATTGTTTAGTTGTTGAAGAGAACTAAAATCGGTTAACTTAATGTGAGAACCTTCGTGGAGTGCTAACCCAACAGTAGGGTCAAACTCCTTATCATCCATCTTAGCTGAAATGGTAACGGTCTTACCATCAGTATAGGAATTATCACCACGCTGGTCAAACATCACTTTGATGTTCTCATTGGTAACGATGTTAACAAAGTTTGATACTGCCCGTTTGTATGATGCTAAGGCGAGAAGATTTGATTGTTTCTTCTCAACTACATCAACAACATCAGAATCATCATCAAACAGGTCATCTCGTAACCAATAGGAAGAATATTTTGTGTTATCTCTCATATGTTTATCTTTTCTCATTATTACAGTACTAAAGTAGTGAATATTTCTGATATATCCAAATTTCTAATGTTAAATTTATGTTAAAGTTATTAACAAGTTATCAACACTTTAAATCAATGCTTTGTAAATTTTATTGTAGTTAATCGAACATAATCCGATTATACCTATCATAAATGACATAAATGCGAATCCCATCTCATTGAGAACACCCGCAAAATGTATTAGGGATTGAACTTTACCTAACATAGTTCCGATAGATAATCCGAACCCACCTAACACTAACAAAATCGCTTGATAATTTTTCATACTATATAATCTTTATCTCTTTTACTATGTAAAGATAATAAAAAAAGGGGACTTTACCAAGCCCCCAATGTTAAGAAATTGTTAAATCTTTTAGATTAATTACCTAATCTGTAAAAGGAAATCATATACCCAGTACGTGAATCCCCTCTAAATGTGATTTGTGCTTCAGTATCCTCATGCCCAATCTCTCTATACATTTGAGATTTCATGTTATCGGCCATAAAGAAACAACCATTAAATTCGGGTGCACCCTTAAAGAATACACCTACTTTAGAAAATCCTCTTGGAGCTCTACATGGAGTTACGTTAGGTGCTGATGGTGTACCAACTGCTCCTGGTGCTACATTTAAATTAACAGGACCTGATATTGGTGATTGATTAGTACCTACTGATTCAGATTTAATTACTATGTTTTTTATAGTTACTTTTCTTCCGTTAAATCTGTTTGGATTACCTGCGAATACCTCACCTGGTATTGCCATTTGTGCGAACGTTGACCCAATCATTCCGATTGTAAGTGCAACTGATAGAATCATCTTTCTCATTGTATAGTATATAGTACAACATCTATACCACAACCACCAACTATCAGATTTCTTCGATGAACTTAGTTTGATAAAGGTGCTTTAATTGTTGGGTGAGATTGATAGTCAAATAGTACAAAATCATCAGGTGTTAAATCTGTTAAATCTTTATTATATTCTCCTTCTCTATAATCCAAACATATTTTAGGTAACTTCATAGGTTCTCTACCAATCTGTTCTTTTGCTTGTTTGATGTGGTTTAAATATAGATGAGTATCTCCTAAGTTACCAATCAGTTCATCAGGAACCATATTTACTTCTTTTGCTATAATTTCCAATAACAATCCATATGAAGCAATGTTGAATGGTAAACCTAAGAATGTATCTACACTTCGTTGATTCCACATTAGAGATAACTTTCTGTTAGGTACATTCTTTTCATCTAAATCAGATTCATCGAGCTTTGATGCATATGATATATCTTTACCAATTGATGATGTCCAATATAATGCTCTTTCACCGAAAGTCATTTCCTTAGTGTAACATTGGAATCCATAATGACAAGGTGGTAGAACCATTTGGTCTAATTCACCTACATTCCAAGCATTAACCATCAAACGTCTTGAGTCTGGATTTGTTTTAAGGTCGTTGATTAGGTTTTGGATTTGGTCTGTATAATCATTAAACTGACCCCACTTTCTCCATTGCTTACCATAGATAGGACCTAAATCACCCCACTTCTCAGCAAACTCATCATTTGTTTTGATTTCGTTGATAAACTCATCCATTGATAAGATATCAACACCATAAGAATTAGCCAATGCATATTTCTCATATGCCTTATAAGCATCACCATTCCAAATGTTACACCCATTGTCAACAAGATATTTGATGTTGGTATCTCCTTTTAGAAACCATAGTAACTCAGTTACCATAGTTTTGAATGCCATTTTCTTGGTGGTAAGTAAAGGAAAGCCATCTGACATATTGTGTCGGAATTGATGTCCAAATTCTGAAATAGTCCCAGTGCCTGTTCTATCATTTTTCTCAACTCCAAATTCAATTATATCCGAAAGTAGTTGTTGATATTGCTTATCTAATTTATTCATATTACTTACCTTTAAAGTATTTAATAAGAATATGTGCTGAACGATAGTTAGTTGCAAGGGGTACATCGTGTACATCACATAATCTCATTAACATAGAGATATCTACATCATGTGGGTGTTTATCTAATGGGTCTCTAAAGAAGATTACACCATCAACTTCACCTCTAGTTACCATAGCACCAATCTCTGCATCACCACCCATTGGGCCTGATGCAACCTTTTGAACTTTGTCTACTCCTGCGTGAGTAATCATTGTTCCAGTTGTACCTGTTGCTACAATATCAACATCAGTACGTTTAAAGAACTCCAATCGTTTCATAACAAATGAAACCATATCGGCTTTCTTCCCATCATGTGCAATTAGTGCTATTTTCATTTTACCCATTCGTTAAACGCAATCTGATACGCCTCAACCTTAGAGAGTTTTGGATTCTCTTCCATCTCTTTCCTAGCCCAATCCATCACTTCAGTACGAAGTCCATATGCGGATGCCTCATATAGAATCTCTTCAATTTCTTCTTCGTTAGTCATATTTAAGAATTTGTAATTTAACCTTATCCATAAGAGTTAGAACATCTGGTGTCAATGGAGATGTATTCATAACATCCATTATTTCGGATAGGAGTTCCTTCATATCTCTTTTAGATTTATCCTTAGAAAATTTAACGTTGGTACGTTCTACTTCATACAAATGATACGCAATCTCATCTATCTCTTTCAACTTATTCTCATACTTTGATATACGAGAATCTACATATCGATTATTAGATGAATTACTATTAGGAACATATCCTTTGTACAACTCATCCAACCTACCTTTAAGGTACTGAATTTCCATCAGTTTATGTATTGACTTGTAATCCATTACTTTTTAATTTAGAGCGGGAAGGTGGAACTGCCCCACCATCTCCGTACTGGAAGTACGGCGAGTTTCTCTTAACTCTTTTCCCGCAGTTGAGCGGAAGGTTGGAACTGCCCCAACTTCTTCTGACTGGATGTCAGACGGGTTTCTCTTAACCCCTCTCCCGCATTTCTTTTTTTATAGAATTCACTACCGAATCATCTCTTTGATTCTCAATAGATGTATTCCATAACTTTCTCATAAACTCAATGTGATGGGGTTGAATTTCAAACCCATAATCATCATCCACATCTCTCGTATTTAAAGAACCTGTAGCCAATGCTTGAACAATGTACATATCACCTGTATCAACACCTTCAGTATTCTCCATTAACTTCTTTAAGTAAAGAATCTTATCGGTTATATTTACACTATCCCATTTCATTTGAATACAAATATACAACTTATTTTTTAATTATACAAGTCTTTTTTAAAATATTTTTGCGGAAGATGTAGGATTCGAACCTACGATACCTTTCGGTATGCTGGTTTTCAAGACCAGTGCAATCGACCACTCTGCCAATCTTCCAAAGTGAGAGAGACTTCGGGTCTTTCGGGGTTTCTGATAAATGATTTGTTTACGTTCTGACTACTCCAAACCCTTTTTCGTCATTTTAACACCATCATCTATTACAGCTTCACTGTCTCTCTCTAAAAAAATGAGAATAGATATTTGCAACTACCTACTCTCGCAAAAGACTTACCCTGGTACGCTCGACCGGGGACACCCCAATCCGTTAAAGCGTGATAAGTACTTTGGTACACCCAACAGGAGTCGAACCTGTAACCTACGCATTAGAAGTGCGTTGCTCTATCCAATTGAGCTATGGGTGCATAATAGAGGGCTACCCTTATGATGAACACCCGTCAGTGCCATTTAACCAGTTGCGGCCATACCTACGTCTAGGATTTTACTTTTTACTCCCTCTATGGTACTCGGAGCGGGAATCGAACCCGCACGGCCATTACTGGCCATTGGATTTTAAGTCCAACGTGTCTACCTATTCCACCACCCGAGCTTCTTAAATATCAAAGAACTTTTACAAATATACAACATAAGTTTCATATATCCAAATCTAATCCCACCAATATCTGATATTATGTGAAATAAATTTCCAAAGGATTCTCTCAGCCTTATCTTGTTTAACTTGCATCTTTTTAAATTCCTTATGGGATGTTACCCCATCTAAGTATTCTTCATTGTAAACTTTATCTATTAACCGAACTGCAGTTCTAATCTTCTGTGCATGGAGTTTGGCGTTTAGTGTATAAGCCTTATCAGATTCTAATAAATCTGCAGTTCGTTCTAATTGATACTTAAACAAATCAATAGCATGAGAATAATCAAAATCATACCCCTTCCAAATGATAGGTAGGAAATCCCATACTCGTTTTAATCTACGAAAGAACCATTTAATATTACTCCATATTCTTTTCATCCTTCTTTAGTTTTAAGTTTATGATAATCTTCAAAATTTGAGTACTTTAATCCCCACTGTAAACTAAACCACTGCATTTCTTTTTCTGCTTGTTTAGCTCCCGTTCGTAGTTCTTTCATCAGATATTTCTTACCCCACTCTTGAAACTCTTCTCCTTGTTCAACAGTCATAGTCCATTGAGTAAACCAATCATCTACTCCTAAAATATCATCATAAGTAACATTATGACCTGCAATAATAAACATTTGATTTATTAAATCAACAACTGCTTTTTCTTTCTTTTGTTCTCTAGTTAATCGTTTACGTTTAGTTTCCATAATTCGTAGTTACTATTTTGTGTTTTAAACTTAATATAATCATCTCTCTCTTCTACAATCTCAGTAATGGTAGTTGTCTGCCATGTGAAGTATTGACTGAATGGGGACATGATAAGTGAACGACCTACTGCAGGTGTATCATACTTATCTTTAAACCTACCCACTTCATCAAATTCAAGCCACATTACTTCGGCTGATTGGTTGGTTAGACCATCTCGTTCTCTAACTAACTTCCAATTGAATTCGTTTTCGATTACACCTTGTTCTACCGCAATCTTCAAGACATTATCTCCCGTTAATGTCATTGGGATTTTTGTTTGTTTTATCTTACTCATAGATTTAATATTTTGCTGTTCTTGTCGAATCTGATACTGGTCCTCTCCCTCTTGCGTTATGTTCATAACGTTTTTTCTTTTTATGTTCTTTAACAATACTATGTGTCGATAGTGATACTATCGCAATTAAAGTTCCCCAAAATATACAAAAGAAACATTTACCATCCCAATAATAATTCATAGTTCATTTTGGGAATCCTCTTTTCCTGAACGTCTGGCCAATTTTAATGAATACCCAACCAAACACCCACCAAAAAAAATTGATAGTAATGATGTTGTTGATGTAAACAATAACCCAATACACATTAGTATTATTGCGTGTCCATATGTTGTTATTTTCATATCTTTATAGTTCTCCTGCTTTAAGTTTATCTGATTCTATATCAGTAATCAACCATTTGATTCTTTCAGTTGCCATAGATGGACAATCATCCTCTAATAGATTTAGGATTTGGTTGAGGTTCTTTAGAACCAACCTCTTTGATACTAATGGGTTGGTTGTGGGTGTATATCCACTTTCTACCCATTCTCTTACTTTATCTCTTAAACTCATAACTTTATGCTGTTATCCAATCAATATCTTCTTCAAATCGGAAAGATTCAGCACCATCGTATTCTTCAATGATGAATCTCGTACCCTCTTCAATCCAAGCTACTCTCAAATCTTGAACACCACCTGAGTAACCATCGGTCCAAGTCTTTTCTACAAAATCAATTGCTTCTTGAACTTTTTGTTGTTCAACCAACTCAATCAAAGTTGGATTGAAGATTGCTTCAGTTGGGTAACCCCAAGTGTAGAATCCTGCTCCGTAACCAGGTGAAATCAATACACCCACTTTTCCATCTTTAATTACTTTTTCCATAATACAAATATACAAAATTTATTTTACAATTCCAAATTTAATCAAACCATTGTGAACGATGCGTCTTAATATTCTTAACATGCTTATCAGGTTCTTTCATATCCTTCTCTTCCATCTTATCAATGATACGTTGTTGGTTTATCATATCACCCTCTTTACCAATCTTTTTTGCTGATTGAAACTCTTTATCCGTTAGTTGTTTACCTTGATGTGCAGCAGAAACAGCTGCATATCGTTTGGTGTGGTATTCACCTAATGGTTTAGTGAATTGTTTTAGATGTTCAGCTTTCTGGTCTAAGTAATCTAAGAACGCATCAAAATCATCTTCACCTAATTTATTTAGTTGTTCTTCAGTTAATTCGTTATTTGGGTCGTACTTCATATTACTTTAATCCTTTAGTTGTTTTTCTACCTAATGCAATTGCAATCTCTGATGGTGTTTGTCCCATCTTACATTGTTTCTTATACCACCAGTACATATCTTCAGTAGTACCTTTACCACGCTGGCGTTCCATACACTTATCCCAAAGACACTTACCAAACTCAGATTCCAATTCTTTCTTTAGTTGATTCAATCGTATCTGTTCCTCTTCCCATGCCTTCTCTTCCAACTTCATTGCTTTGATTCGTTTCATCTTAGCGTGTTGGTGAGCTTCATGCTTCTTATCATTGATATTCTGAATTAGAGATGTACGCATATATTCATCATACATCTTATCGTACATCTTATGATTATCTTCAGCTTCTTTATAGAAAGGTGAGTATTCAAAATCACCATTACGAATTTTCAGTAATAATGGTGCAGATGAGTATAGAGGTTTCTTACGATACTTGCCTGATGTGTACCAGCGGAATGGATTGTATCCCATTATACTAATTCTTTTTTAGTATTCAACTTAGATTCTAACTTATCAATGAATTCATATGCTGATGTTTTACCACCCACATTCCATTGGGTGTTCTCAGTAATGGTGTATTCAACATCATACGTTTTCCAATCATAGATAGTAAATACATTATCACCATCTACAATCACCCATTCTTTTTGAACCTTCTCATCACCGCTAGGTTCTGGTAGTGTTGGTTCTCCCATAAGGTTTACTAAATCAGAATACGTCCATCCGAACAATGAACCAACCTTATAAGTACCACCGATAAGGTCTAATGCTTTTTTCTTACTAACTACTTTTCTCATATCTTTTCTTTTACAATTCAAAGATACAAAAAAGGTTTGGAATAACCAAACCTTAAATGTTAAATAATTGTTAAATGTTTATTAGTAATTCACATAATCATCTGGATTCTTCTCTACATCTTCCAAAGTATTTTGGTATGCCTCTTTGTGGTCTAAAAGGACTTGATGTAAATCATTATGATATTCTTCTCTGAGTTCATCATTATCCCAAAACTCTTCTACATTATATTCTTCGATATCAACCCACTCTACATCATCGTAATATTTAGAGGTAAAGTAAACACCTGCAAAGTTATAACCCTCATCTTCAAAAGTATTATGAACCACAACATCTTCTTTGATTTGACGTAGGTTGTAAGCGAATCGTTCAATCCATCCATTAACCGGGTCCCATGCTGATGTGATACGAACTATTTGTTCTTCATCGGAATCATCTTCGATAGAACCATATAACCACTTAGCACCACATTCTTCACAATACCAACCTCTATCATATTCTTCAGGCGCATCATCGCCAAAGACTCTTTTAGCTAAACTTTCGGTATCAACTTCCCATTCACCTTCTTCAAGTTTGAATACACGTTGTACTTCTTTAAGAACTTCTTCATTTGAGTTCTCAATTGTAATATAATTTTCAATATGATTTGCCATTAGTAATCTGTATTAAATTCTGCGTTAAACCCTGCGTACTTAGTGTACTCTTCATCGATAACCCCACCTTCGATAATAATCTCATCACTCTTAGTTCGTGAATCAAACATTTCTTTGGTTGGATATTCTACAAACGTTTCATATAAAGAATCCAATAGTTCATCAGAAAGGATACCTTCATTTTCGTTAATGTATTCTTCCGCTTCCCAATCAGATAAGTTATCTACAATGTACTCCCAAAAATCTTCAACAGTCTTACCCCCAAATGGTGGTGTTGCGTTTCTGAATTGTTCACTATCTAACGTGATGGGGTTTTCTGATACCTGTGTAATTGTGTAGGTAGTCCGAGTTCTAAAATCTAACTTCATAATTAAATAATGTTATCGTTATATGTGTTCTTCCATTCAATCCAATTGGGTGTGGTATCATCCAATGCAGTGAATACCTGCCACCATACAAAGAGTTTACGTTCAGACCAATCTTCATACTTATTTATCAAATCTTCGTAGTATTTGATTTGAGAATAAATTACATTCATCCGTTCTTCCAACTCTTCTGCTGCGGATTCCAAATCTCTTAACTTACGATTCAACCCTTCAGATGATACGCCATTTAAAGCAGACATAAGAATTGCATCCTTAATCTCAGATATCTCATTCTCCATCTTTTGGTGATGGATAAACATATCTTCATACTGAGGATTGAGTTCATTTACCTTTTCAACGAACCCATCATAGTTTGATTGTAACTCACCATCGGTAAGTTCAGATTGAAACTCTTTCCAAACCTTATTGTATTCTTTACTTTTCTTTGCCATATTCTTCTATAACTTTATGTATGTATTTAATACTATCAGATGGGCCAATGAAAATCTCTACCTTATGATATAATTCCCAAATACGCTTCTCATCTAATTTTTCTAACTCTTCAATATCAGGAACGAATCTCTTACTCGGACCACCCATTTTATTTATCTCTATTCTTTAGATTGAACCAATTGGAAATGGATAGAGTGATACCACTAACCACCAACATACCACCAATGTATGCAAACCCAATCCAATCACCAAAGATACTACTATTAGTAGTGATGTAAGATACAACACCACCTAATGATAGAATCCATATAAAAGGCCATACAACGACCGGAACTTTATCCACTACCTTTGATACTTTCTCTACTTTAGAATCATGCACCACTCTACTCAATGCATCTTGCAGGTCTTTACCATACGCAGGAATCAATTCCGTTGTACCATCTTCGTTGAGGATTTCCACCTCATACTTCATCCAATCAGGAAACGTTTGACTATCCTTCCGATAGGTTACGTTAATTACTTTACGCTTACTCATTATACTATACTCAATATTTATTTGATACAAATATACAACTTATTTTTGATATATCCAAATTAAATTTCAAAAACATTTCCATGTGATGTTAGTGTACCGAACCTGCCATCTTTTACTACTGAACCATTAGAGAAGATTGTATCTAATCCGCTCAACTTCATTGTACCCTGATTGATGATATCTAAGTGGTTGTGGATGTGACCAAACAAACACAACTTTGGGTTTACTTCCTTCACTCTATTCAGAAGAGATTTATCACCACATCGTTCGATACCACCATGTCTATCAGTAGATAAATCTAAGATACCTTTAGGCGGGCCGTGGTTGATTACAATATCAACATCTTCATCAATGATGTTTCTCCAAATTCTTTCTAACTTATTTCTATCCTTGTTGAATGCCCAACCATATCCAAAAGTTGGGGTGTAGGGTGAACCGAAGATTTTCAATCCTTCAATGGTAACATCTTCGTTTTCTAAGTAGATGATATCATGTCGTTTAAAATCTTCTTTGGTTACTAATCGTTTTTCGATAGAAGTATCGTGATTCCCTGCAACAAAAATCTTATATGGAATCTTTAGTGTACGATACCAATCAATAAACGCTCTAACTTCAGATTCATTATTATACGGGTCTCTTGGATTACTACAATCACCACTAAAAATAACCATATCAATATCGGTTGGAACTTCCAACAACCTATGATAAGTGTGTGTATCTGATATATGCCAAATTCTCATTTTATATTCCTATTACGATTTCCCATTTCAACCAACCTATAATAAATTCTAAATATCCATTAAGGTCTCTGTTGTGAGTTATTTTTATATAAGGTGTTATATATGTTTGACTCCAAACACTAAATATTCTTATTTTCATCTCTTTTTGGTGTTAAATGTTTCGTTGTAGTAATCTTCTCCATCATGAAAACTATCTCCACCATAGGCACTGTTCCAAGCTTCTTCAATCTCTTCCTTGTGCATTGCTTCGGCTTGTTCTAATAAGTCATCTATCTTATTTCCGTTGCCTTGTAAAAATCCTTTTTCATAAAGGGCTATTGCAAATAGTTCTACACTACTTTGTTTATTGTTGTTCATCACTCTTTAGTGTTAAAGGTTTATCCATTTATATCCGAAACACAATCTCATCATAGTACGATGAAACCAATTTGGTTTATAAGTTAGGTTCAATTGAAAATAATGGTCTGTTCCTAATCTATAACCACCTACATAGTTTGGTGTCTTGAATGTTGCATAATCGTCTAAAACAATATTATTTGTTGTTGTTCCTTCTTTCATTTCTCTTTGGTGTTAAAGGTTTTTATTAATCTATTAATCTCATCAAGACGTTGCTCTGCTGATAGTCCGCTATTCTCTGAATCTATAATATCAATAATTTCTTCAATCAACTCTTGCATTGCTTTCATCTCTCTACCACTATTTCATATCCATCTTCGTTGGGGATGAATCCATTTACAATCTTACCATCAAACCCAAACAACTTCATATCCATTTTACTTGAAATGTATGGGCCACCACTTGGGTCTACCATAGTAATAGTATCATTACCTGCGAAACGACAATATTTGAAGTTACCACTCCATTGGATGTTACCTCGTTCGTTTAGTTCAAAGGTGAATGTATCACCATATCGATTAGTATAGTTTGCCATTTGGTGTTAAAGGTTTTCCAACTGATTTAGTGAATCCGTAAAATCAACACCTGCGATGGTATTGTTAGGGATGTGGTTTTGAAGTTTACCAATCAACTCAGTAATCTCATCTCTACTCACCCAACCTTTAACATCATCCCCATTATCAGGAAAGAATGTTTGAGTTGCCCAATCACCATTGGAATCAAACACTGCGATTTCAAACGAACTAAAATCATCTACCGAATTCAAATCTTCGCGTGGTGTACTATGCATAAATGAACCAGCCACCACACTTAGGGTAAACCCATTTACCTTTAACTTACCTTGTATACCTCTTCCGTTTGGATGAGGCCCGAACTCAATGTCATTAAAATTTATCATACTCATTTCTTATTACTATACTAATATACGAATTATATTTTACAATTCCAAATTTAAATGTTAAAAAAACGTTAAACATCTTCCCACCGATTTTGAGGTGTGTTTTTAAAAGAAATTTACATTCCTTTAAAGGTTATCTCTAACAGCGTTCCCCAATATCATTTGTGAGGTTGGTGCGATACCGAAGTATGTCCAATCACGACCATCACGCCCATTGTATTGAGAACGACATCTATCCATAATCGTATCATCAAAAGGAAGTTGTACTCCAGTGATGGTATCTACAATAGGATACCATTGGGTTTGCCACCCTTCATCCATAAAGGTTACCCAAGCCATTTCTTTATTTAAATCAATCATCATAATCTTTTAAGTGTTATACCATTCCATTTTCCATCCTCAACTTCGGAACTATGGATATCTAATCCTGCGTTAGTCTTTAAGGTGAATTCACCTAAGAACTTCTTTAGGACTCTTAACTCATCTTTGGTGATGGGATTCTCAATCTCAGTAATTTTATATTCTATGTTCATATCTCTTAGTTTATATAACCCTTAGTTGATAACTCCACTCCACTTTGTTTCTTTATTTGGTAGAACACATTGAAGAATGCTTTGTAAACTTTACCAGCATGCTCTAAGTAATCAGAGTTAGGATTTCTCCACATCAACTGACCACCACTCATATGGTGTTTGTTAACAACCTCAATAGTCCATCCTTTAAGGATAAGTTCAACTATCTTCTTCTGTGCCGGAGTAAACTTAACTCCCACTATCGCTTTTTGAAATTCTTCTATTCTTTTCATATCTCTCATTGTTACAGTATAAAGATACGAAACTCTTTCCACTCTACCAAACTTCCAATGTTAAGTTTATATTAAGTTTTCATTCATTAAGTTTGGGGATGAGGTAAAAATAAAACAATAAAGTATCTAAGAGATACGCTGAGTATCCATAACCCATAGATTCCATAGAGTATGTAAATAAGATACATCGTAATTAGATACCTCTGAATACCTATGTATCTCTACCTCTATATTATTGTTATAGGTAAGTAAATAAGAATCTTGTACCTCTGAAAGACGGGATAGGGTGATGTAGGAATGACCGGATACGGAATTCGTATAACTTTCGTTACCACCAAGCATTCGTTTCAACCCATTCCATTGTTTATCACTCAACACCATTTCGGAATCCTATTACTCTTGTTCGGTTATCAACTACATCTATTCTATTGGAAATCAGTTCCTTAGAGAATTGAAGTGCTTCCACATCCTTACTTTCCCTTACCCACTCCACAAATAGTTTCGTAAGTAATTTACTTTTAACCTTTTTAACTAACCCCATATACAATCATATTATAGATTACCAATCCAACTAAAGTTAGGATACCACCTAACATTGCATACCCAGCTAACTTAGCTGAATCTTCGTATTGCTTTTCTCTTTTCATATCCCTTTTATTTTATATATTAAATTCTTTCAACAGGAACCAAAATTTGAGCGAAGGTATCATCCAACGGATATCTTTTGTTTTCGTTAAGGTATTGAACCAAATCATGCTTTCTAGCATAAGAAGAACTCACAAAGGATATTACATCACCACTTACAGAACGAAGGAGCTTTGAATATTTTGTAGGAACTTTAACGATATCTTTTCTCTCTCCCATCTCAACACCACTTCTGAGGTTAAGTGAATTCGAATCATTCTCAGCCATCTCATCTTTAACTTTGATAGCCTCAGAGGTTAACCCTTCAAAAACAATTTCACATTTGGTAGTTTCTAACTCAGCGGCAACTTTCTTTTCAACAAAGGTAGTCATATTCACTCTAAGTGGGTTTCTACTATTTAACCTTTCTCTATTAGCCGTATCCTTTAAGTAGGTAGATGCTGAATAGTTTTTTGATAGAACTACTCTACCATAGTGAGTTGAACCATCTTCGAATGATAGTTTGTAAACTCTTGAACAATCTGATTTTTTCATATCTTTAGTATTTAATTTTATCTCTCTCATTATTACAAAGTAAAGATACCACTAATAGTTGGTATATCCAAATTTCTAATGTTAAGTTTATGTTAAATATTATTTACCTCATATGTACTACATACCACTTCAGACAGGTTTTCCCTAGGGAGAAAACCCGACCTCCGCATGAAAATTGATTAAGCGTGGGTGTAACTCGTTGATTCCCAACGGTTTACAAGTAAATGCCCCCCCCTCTGCTCGAGTATCTTTCATCACCTATAAAGGCTTATGAGTGGGGTGTTCGGCACTCTTATCTCTTATATTACATTCCCTACTGCCATATGGTGTCCATACACTTCCATCTGGCGGTTAGTAAAGTATTCTACCTTCTCTTCTGCACGGAGTGCCCCTTCTACATTACCCATCTCAATGGCTTGATTCCACTTATACTTCCAGTAATTAATTTTGGGTTGGTAACCATACTGATACTTACTAATACGATACTGCTTGTTCATATACTACTGATTTAACTAATTATTATTTACTTCACTTTTTAATTCTTATCCCAACGAAAGCTTCTGAACCTGTTTACATAGGGATTGGTATCTCTCAACTGCTTCCCATACATTAACCTCAACGGCCTTAATTAACTCATCATTCTTTCTGATGTACACCACCGAGCCACTCAGCTCACATTGGTAATTCTTATAGTTCTTTATCATATCTCTCTCTTTACTATGTAAAGATAACGAATCTTTTCCATATAAACAAGCTTT